AATCTTCCCCTTTCTTATGCATCCCAACAGGGACGACCTCGAACTCATTACGGTAACCGGTAATTGGGTGCAAGCGCATCCAATTCCACAGTTGTTGCCGAAAAGCATCAGTTTAAACAGACTTTCGCCCGTTCGGCAGCAGGCCCACTAACTGGGCTGGGTGATGTTGGTTTCAAGGAGAAAGGTTAAGCGCTCAATCAATAAGCCCGTGTGTCCTAAGCGCCACAGTCAGCGCGACCACCGCGGCACGCGCCTCAAGGTCGATTATCGAGCCGCCAGAAGGGCTTGGCACGGAAGGCTGACGTGGGCCGACGACTTGAACGCCGCCGATGCGGAGTGCCGAACCGATCAGTTCGCCGCCCGACCAGGCGGAACCGGACCAGCGCCGCTCCAAACCGCTGGCCTTGTCCCACACGCACATGCCCGGCTGCGGCGTGATGAAGCGCCAGCCACCGCTGGTCCATGCTGCCAGCTTGCCGGCATGGCCGGACCAGTGGCCGCTCGGACTGGCAGCAACGATCCAGCACTGGCCAATTGCTGGAGCGGTCGGCGGACTGGCCGATGCCGCTCCTTCCACCGCCGGATGCAGTGCAATGTCGATCCCGGCGATCGCCTCGTTGTGGAACATCTCCTTCTGCGCCTGCCCAGGCATGATGAAGGGAAGCCCGAAACGGGCGCTGATCTCGTCCATAGCGAATGGTCCTACAGATTGAAGGTGAGAGTGACGGGGCGTGACCGGGCATGGGTTCCGATCTGCACGACGCTGAACGTGGTCGGCCCCGGGCGCCGTCCGCCTGTTGATCAGCCGCGGTATAAAGGAACGTGTCTAGGGAGGTGACGAGCTCGCGGCCAAAGCCTGTTCCTGATACGATGAGGTGGTAGCGCTCGCTCTCCTCCCCGAGCGCCACGTCCGTTCCGTCGAGCCATTGCCAACCGGCGCGGCTTCGACGTGTCCAGGCAATCTCGACATCTCCGCCCTTTCGCTTCGCTCGAAGGTGCACAGGCGCTGGCGGGCGGACCGCATCTCCCCTGAGCGGATGCTCGGCCGTCACCCCATCCGCACCGTCATCTCGCCCTGCCGCCGTGACACGGATCTGGGTTCCAATTGCGCTAAGCGGAGCATCGATCGGCGCCAGCGAGATCGGCTCGATCAGTAGGAACGCCTCTCCCGCCTGATGACCGCCCGCCGCCCACTCCGTCCCGAGCCGCCCGCGCAACAAACCCGTGAGCCGATAGCGCCCATTCCCGAGCGGCTCCGCCCTTCCGAACTGCACCAGTTCATCGCCAAGCAAGGCGAGGTTCGCCCCGTTACGAGATCGGCATGCGTTCGACTGACCAGCTCCATGTCTTCGTTGAGCAGCGCCACGATCAGCGATCCTGCTTGGTCGAACAAGCCGATCCTCTGGCAGGCAGAGATGTTTCCGCCCTGCCCAGTGTAGCCCGGCCGGCCGTTTCGCCGAATTCCTGCCAGCTCGCCCCGCCATCGAAGCTCCCGATCAGGGCCGCCCGCCGCCAGCCCCGCTCGGCCCCCGCGGCCGCCGCGAACAGGCGAGGCTGATCGGCGAGCACGCCGCTCATCGAGGGCAACTCGATCAGGTGCAAGGGTCGTCGCGCCGTGCCTCAGGTCCGATTGCGCGACCGAGCGGCCGGCCGTTGCCGGCGCGGAGGACGGAGCTCCGCCCGGAACACGCACGAGTTCGAGGCGAACCATCATCTCTTGGAAAGGTCCAGCGCTCGATCCGCCACAAGCCAGCCCGTCCCTCAATCCCCACCACCATCCCGGGTCGAAGCATCAGGTGACGGCTGTCCAGGTGCACGCTCGCACTGGCCCGCCCTGCCCACAAAGCCGCCAGCCGATCTTCGGCCAGGCGCTTGGCTTCTACCGCGCTTACCGCAATCGGCAGAACACGCTGCTCGGCCACCGAAGGCGGCCCGCCGCTGAACGCGCGTTGCAGGCCGGACTGATAGTCGCGCTCCGGATCGGCATAGCCCAGGGTCACGCTGCCCGCGATACCTGCAGCCGCGCGGCGTCCCTGCTCATCGCCGGCGCGCCGCTCAGAAACCGGCCGGGCACCCCCGGAGCGCGGGTCCAGCACCGCCGACGAGACGGACGGCATTCGATCCGGAGCGCCTGCCCGTCATCGACCAGAGACAAGGGCACGAATGCCGCAAGCTCCTCGATCGCGCCGCGGATCGACTCCCGCTTGCAAGGTAACCGGCGACGCTCGGCCCGCCGCCGCTTCGCATCACGGCCGCCCCCGAGCGCCGCCGCCACGGCACCGATCGGCACTGGCCCCGCATCCGCCTCCACCTCGAAGCTGAGCGAAGGAATACGGTTGCCGAAAAGTCCGCGAGTTGCAGATTCTCGAACACCGCATAAGCAAGCCCGCGATAGGCAGGGTGCCTTCGCGCCCTCGGCTGCCGCGATCAGCGGATCGGCCGCTTGATCCTCGTCGCCCGTGTAGAACCGGAACTCCGTCTCTGTCTTGAAGTCGCCCGCGCTCCCGCGCAGCAGCTTGCCGTCAGCCCAGATCCGCCGCACCGCCCGGATCGGCCGCGCCGAGAGTGCGCACCGCCAGGAGGCGGAATAGCTGTAGCTGACCGTCCTGGGCCGGCCTTTGCCTCCGCCCGAGTTGGAGCGAGTCTCACGAAGGTCCGTCGCCCAGATCACCGCGCCAGCAACCCGCATGGTCCCGAACAGCTTCGGGATCGGGGTCCGTAGCTGGAGGTCTGCACCGCCAGGTCGGACAGCCGCGGGCCCTGCCTTGCTCTGGGGGCGAACAGGCGCGCGTCGATCGCCTGCCCGGCCACTGCGCCGATCGCCGCCCCGATCGGGCCTCCGACCGCGCCGCCGACGGCGGTGAGGATGATCGTCGCCATCAGCCCTGTTCCTCATCCGCCAAACTTGAAGCACGGGCCACGGGGCCGGGCCGGGACGCTCGACGACCCGGCCGAAGGCCGGCATCCGCATGGACGACCCCCAGACTGGACACGATGGCCAAGTGCAGCTGCGCGGGGCCCGCCTGCAGGACCAGCACGTCCCCAATTTCAGGAACGGCCACCCGCTCCAGCCCCGCTTGCTCGAGCTCAGCCGCAAGGTCGCGCGCGATCCGCCACGCAGCGGATAATCGGCCCGAACGCGTTCCGCGCAGATCGCCGCCGCCACCAAGCCGACACAATCGAGCCCATGCTCGGCGGAGCGCCCCTGCGCCCGAAATGCGAACGCCGATCTGGGAGCGCGCCCGCGCCGCGATCTCCTCGCCCGTCATCAGCGCCTCCTCAACCGATCTCGTAGCGGGTCAGCAGGTCCATGCCCGGCAATGCGGCTCGCCCCGGAAATTCAGCCCGTTGCCGAACCGCGCGACGCACGTCTCGAAAGAGCGGTCGCACCCTTCGGTGATCTCGACGAGATCACCCACCTGCCCGGAAAAGTGCGGCGGCTCACGCAACGTCATCGCCGGACCGTTCGAACGCAGCACCGGGCTTTCGAGCCGCTATTCGCTCCCGTCAGCCACCGCAGCCGGCCCGTAAGCTATAGCGTTGCCAGCCGCCGCGTCCGCGACCTCGATGACCGTTTCCGCTCGCATTGCCGTCACCCGGTCATCCGGACTCGCCCGGCCAGATCGACGCGGCACCTCTTGTCGCCAAGCCGAGCGCGGCATTCAGGCGAGGTCTGCTCGACAACCGGCCGGTCGAGCGCCGCGGCTGGCCCTTTCAGCTCCGCGGAAAAGCCGGTCGCTTGCAGGCTCACGTCACCAAGTTCACCGCGCGCGAGCATCACTTGCGCGCCCTCCGGCTCCTCCCAGGAGATGATGAACACCGCTGCACGCGCACCGTCCCAGCGCCCGGCCATCAAATCCGCCTCGGTAATCGCGTCGTTGCTGAGCGCGCCCGATATGTCGAGCGCCGCCGCATCGAAACCGTCCGACAGGGTGATCGCCGACGGCGTGATGCCCGGCGCCGCTCGATAGCTGAGGCCCTGGATCAGGAGATCGCGATCGTGGCTTGCGAAGCCCAGCGCAACGCCGTCCCGCCGCACCATGCGCCAGCACAAGGTGATCGTGGTCAGGTCCGGCATCAAGAAGTCGGCCATCGGCTATTTTCGGATTTCGATAAGCGGCACGCTCGGCGCCTCGCCGGCGGCGAAAGTGGCGCGGCTGATGCTCAGCCGATCCTCGGCAAAGCGAACCGGCACATCGAACCGGAAGCTGGCCGTCACCGCTGAGCCGACAGCGGGGGCCGCGTCGCACAGCACAATGCCCTTCGGCCCCAGCGTCCATCCGCTCACCCGCTCCGTCCCGCCGACGAACAGCCGTACGCTCCCCGCCACTGGCCGCGTGATCCGCCGCGCCTGCTCGCCATAATGCTTCACGAGGTTGAACTCGGTCCGCACCCCGTCTCCGCTGCCCAGCAGTTGCGCCTCCGCTTCATGATCGAACGGATCCTCGAACCGGAACCCGACCGCCGCACCGCGCCGCGCCCGGAAGAATGCGAGCAGTTCCTGCAGCTCGGCCTCGCTGCGCACGCCGGGTCCGGCATCGAACCGCAGCCGCGCGTCGGCCCATTCGCTGTTTCTCTGCTCGGCCCCGCTCGCCGTCGTCACCACCGCGGTCGAGAAAGCGGGCTCGACGCTCGCCTCGCGACCCGCCGCGATCGGAAACGCACGTCATCGAATGCATCCACTGGCCTGTCCCCTCCGAACCATGTGAAGCCATCGCGCAGCACCTGAGGCAGCGCCCAGACGAACACGTCCGCGCTTTCTCGGACGAATGCCCGTCGATCGCTGCGCCGATCGCCGGCCATTGCTGTTTGTCCTCCGGCCGAGCACGAAGCCGGCAAAGTAATGCTGCTCCGAGACCGGGTAGCCGAGGCGTTCCGCCACTGCCTGGACGCTGCCGGCGGTCGCGCCGCCACGCCCGCCGTCACCCAGTCATAATCTTCCAGCTGCAGCACATCGAAAGCCGGCTTCGCCCACCCCGGCGGCACATTGGCGCGCTTCACCTCCGCCCCGTCGAGCACGCTCGGCAGGAAAACGAGCAACAGAGTTTCGGCAGCCGGCGCGACTTGCCTGACCGCCGCGCAAAGCGCCGCCGTCGATCCCGCCAGCACCGCTCCGGCCGCGTCCAGCGTCGCTTTCTGTGCCGCCGAAAGTGCGCCTCGCACGTCTGCGATGCCGACCGGCGCGAACGCTGCGCGCGCCGCCTCGTCGTACAGGCAGATGCGCCCGTCCGCTTGCACCCACCACCAGGGCTCGCCGACCTGGAACCGCACCGGAAGCCCCGCATCCAGCGCCACGGTCGCGAACTCCCGGGCAATCTCCTGCAGGTAGCTCATCGCCCCGGAATGCGCCGGCGACAATAATGCCGAAGGCGGGATCCACCCCGTCAGCGCCGGCGTCCCGTCCTCGGCCCGCTGCTTCCAGGCCTCCGGACAATGCTGGTCCAGCAACTCATAGGAGAGCGACAGGATGAGCTCGTACCCCAGCGCCTCCGCGCGCGTGGCGAAACCTTTGTGCCAGGCGCGGCACGGCCCGTTCAGGCCCGCCACAACTCTCCCGTCTGCCCGAGCCGGAAATAGTGGCTCATCCCGACATAATGATTGATCGGTCCGCGATAGCCGAGCCACCCAATCTGCCGCAGCACACGCTCCGGCGTCAGATGATAAAGATCGTCATAGCCGGTCGCGATCCGGAGCCGATGTTCGGGCACCAGCCCGTCGCCAAGAGCCAGCACCGAGTCCGGGCCTTCGCAGACGATCTCGCTCAGCTCGGCCCAGCCCTCCGCCGCCGCAGGCCAGCGGCGCGTCCGCTCCCGTGTAAGCGGGCGGTACGAGCGAGATGAACATCCGGTCGATATCGCCCGCCCAGACGGGGTCGGCTTCGCCCGGCAACAGAAAGCCGCCGTCCACCCGGGCGAAGTCGAGGCTGATCACCGCATCCTCAGGCGTCCCCTGCGCATAGTTCCACAAGCGCACATACCAGGCGCGTGCATTGCCCGCGGCATCCCGCCCTTCGACCGTCAGCGTCGGCCCGTCCACCGCGTCCAGCGGTTTCAAGCCGCCACTGCGCCAGCGGAACCGCAACCGGCACCGGCGAAAGTCGCGCGCCGTCTCATAGCGCAGCAGCGGATGATCGAACCGGTCCTCCGCCTCCCAGATCAGCCCCGCCAGATCGTCCTGCCGGTAGAACACCGGCGTCAGGCCCGGAGCGAATGCGGCCCGGTGGTCACCACCGACGCCATCATCGGCCTTGGGAAGTTGACCGACCAGTAGATCGGATCGAAGCGTTTCAGATGCCCGAACTGCATCGCGCTGCCCGGCGGCGCCAGCCAGAAGCCCATCTCAATCCACCCGCATCAATGCTGCTTTGACGGCGCGCGCGACCTGCCGGCTCGATTGCGCCAGTGCGACCGGCTCGGTTCCCGCCGGCGCGGACAGGCTGATGCTGATCCTGATGTCCCGACCCGCGCCCGCCGCCTGCCCCGTCTCGACCCGACCGCTCGCGGTCGGCACGAACCACTCCGGGCCGTTCTCACCGACCCGATAGGCCCGTCCAGGCGCGACCGGTCCACCCGTCGCCCGCCCCGGCGCCCCGAGCAGGCTCGTGACCAGCGCCGAGGCGACCGCGGCGAGCCCGCTCTGCCCGCCTCCGCCCGAAGCCGCGCCGATCCCGTTCCGGACGGCCGCCGCGGCGATCTCGGCCAACACCGACAGCGCCACCCGTTTCAGGTCCTCGAACCCGAACGATCCCGTCCGCACGGCGCGCAGCAGCGCCCCCTCCAGCATCCGCCCTGCCCGCTCGGCACCGGCCGCAAACGGTCCATCGAGCTGCCCGCGCATCTCTGCGACGTCACGCGCAAAGCCGGCCGTATCCGCCCGCACCGACACGAGCAGGCGTTCCACTTCCTCGTCCATTTCGTTTCCTTCAGTCCGGGAACTGCGCGCGCAACCGCCGCAGGTCGTCATCGCCCAAGCCGTCCGCCTGCGCGCCCGTCGCCCCTAGAACTGTTGCCACCTCGGCCGGCGTCGCCGCCCAGAACTCGCCGGGCCGCCACCCCAGCAGCAGCCCGGTCATCCCGGCCAGCCGCGACGCGCTCTCCGCGAAGCGTGTCACCGCCCCTGCAGGATCTGGCTCAGCACCGTCCGCAGCACCGGCGCGACCCCCGCCAGCCCCACCTCGACGATCGCCTGCCCCGATCCGCTCACGCGCCGCTTTGTCGTCTCGCTGGATGTGCCAGAACAAAGCCGCCACCTCGGCCAGGCCGAGCCCGCCTGCGGCAGCTCGCTCGACCAGTCCGAACAGCGGACCGAGCTCCTCCTCCGCCGCGACCAGCGCCTCGAAGCTCGGCCGCAGCACGATCGCCGAGCCGTCCACCATAAGAGCCGCCTCGCCGCGGGCGCTGTTCGCTCCTCTCCCTGCAGGGGAGAGGGAGGGGCTCGCGGCGAAGCCGTGGGAGGGTGAGGGCGCGCTCATACCGGCACCACCGCGCCGGAGCTTTCGAGGCTCAGTGCGTAATTGCGCTCGCCATTATAATCGCCCGAATAGTCCAGCCGCGTGACCAGAAAGCGTCCCCGCATCCGTTCGCCGCTTTCGAAGCTCAGCTCATACTCATCGATAAGGCCGCCCAGCGCATTGGCGCGAACCCGCCCCTCCGCCGCCGATCCCGTGAAGATGCCGCTCGCCGAAACCGAGACCGATCGCACGCCGGCCCCGGACAAGAGCTCGCGCCAGCCGCCCGAATCCTTGCTGGTCACGTTCACCGCCTCGCCGTTCACGCTCATCTGCGTCGTGCGCATGCCCGCCACTGTGGCGTAAGCCGGCGGGCTCGCGCCGTTTCCGATCTTGAGCAGAAACGCGCTCCCTTTCTCCGCACCCATCTTGATCTCCTCCCATCAGAGCGCGAGCATCCGCGCGCGCCATTCGGTCACCGCGGCCCAGCCGCCGTTCCGGTCCTGCACCAGACGGCCGCGCGCGAAGGCGAGGCTGACCAGCCGCCAGCCGCCCTGCTCCGCCGCAAGCCCCTGCACCGCTTGTTCGGCCGCCTCGCCCAGCGCTCTCGCCCGTGCGGGGCTCTCGCCTTCGTCGCGCACCGTCACCGCCAGCCGCAGCTTCGCGCCCGACACCGCTCTTGTGACCCCAGTCCGTCTCCGGCCCGGTTTCCACGATCGCGAACGGGACGAGGGCCTGGATCGGGTTGCCCGGATAAACCCCGTTCAGCCCGGCGACGGCCTGCACCGCCTGCGATCGCGCCTGCCTGCAGCGCCGCGCCCGCCCCGCTCATTTCAGCCCCGCGAGCAGCCAGCGCAGCGTCGGCTCGAGCGCGAACCGCCGTTTCAGCCCGCGCCCGCTCAGCTCGATGCCGCCTGTCACGCGTGCCGCCGAAACCCCACGCGGCAGTTCCGCCTCGATCCGAGCCGAAACATCACTCATCCGCCGCGCCGCCATGCGCTCGGCCAGGTCCAGCATCCGCGCTTCCAGATTGTCCAACATGCCGTTCCTCCTCAGGCCACGCGCAGCAGGCGGTAAGGCCGCCACAGCGCCGTCACCGCGGCCGGCGGCTCGCCTTCGCCATTTCCGCTCCGGCTCGCGAACAGATGCCCGGTCAGCCGCAGCACGCCCTGTGTCAGGGGTTCGGGCAGCCCGGCCCAGTCCGCCGCCAGGCCGGCCGAGTAGCGGACCCGCATGGTCCTCGCCTCGCCGGGGCTCGCGCCCGCACCCAGCCCGATCCGCCCGCATCGATGTCCGTCGCATAAGCATCGCTCGGCAGAGCCACTGCCGCCTCAGGCGTGACCGCCTCGACCCCGATGATCGCCGCAACCGGCCGTCGCCCCAGCCGTGTCCAGGCGGCCTTTGCCGGCAGCGTTTCGACGATGGTCCGCGCCAGCAGCACTTGCCCGGTGAAGTGCTCGCAAAGCTCCAGCGCCGTCCCGAGCAGCCGCTCGATGACGATATCCTCGCCACCGCCGGTCACGCGCAGATACGCCTTTGCCTCGGCCAGCGCCGTCCCCCCCGTCGCGATCGGGTCCGCGATGATCACAGCCATAGCTCCGCCCCGCCGGGCCACCGTCCGTCGTCATCTTCTCGTCTCCATCCCAATGAATCAGCGGTAGGCGCCGGCGCTGTCCCCGGTCGCCGGCCGCGCTTCGCCCGCCAGATCATGGCTCAGCACCGCGCCTGCCACCATGCCCTTGGCGGGCGAGGCTGCGCCGATCCGGTAATCGCCACCGCCAGCACCGGCGCTCGGCCCCGCCGTGGTGCCGCGATAGTCCGCGAACAGCGGGTCGTTGCGCACCGTCGCACTGGTGCCGATTCCTCGCACCGAGCCCCGGATAGGCCTGCGCGAAGCTGCTTCCGATCCCGCCCGAATCGGCGTCGACACACTGGCTGAACTCGCCCTCGCAGCCGACGCCATGAAGATAGGCCCAATTGCCTGTCCGCGCGCCGTCGGCGACGAACACGTCGCCCTTGGTGTTGATCTGCACGTGAATATTGCCCTTGAGGCTGTGGAGCCTGGACGTGCGCGGCGTCGTCCCATCCTCGTAGAACAGGTTGCCGCGTCCGTTGATGAAGAAGCCGGCGAACGTATTGTTGTGGATCACGACATGCGTGTTGCTGCCGGTGTCGCTGTCGCCGCTGATCCGAAGCGCAGCCGCTTGCGCCGCGGACGTATATTCCACCAGATTTCTGCAGGATGGCCGCGCCGTTCACATCGGCGCTCGCGCCGAGCGCCAGCATCACCACGGTGGCGATCGGATCGCGCAGCCGGTTATAGGCCCAGATCGCTCCCGAGAAGAGCCGCGAGCCGCGCGCAAAGGTGCCGGGGCGGGTGATCGCCGATCCAACCGTCAGCCAGCCCTCGATCGTGCCATAAGTCATGTCCGCCGATATGCCGCGCAGCAGCCGATGCTCGAACGTGCCGGCGCCGAGCGAGGAATTGCCGGTCAGGTTCGTGAAGCTGGTACCCAGGTGATAATCGTGCGCCTGGTTGAGCCAGCTCGCATTGTGCCCGCCATTGTCCCAATCGACATCTTCGAAGATGATCTCGAGCTGCGCAGCCGTTTCCCCGGAAAGGGTGAGCGCTCCCGTTCGCACGATCGCAGATGTCGCGAAAGCGCAGCGCTCCCGTGGTCAACGGGGCCGCCAGCGAGCCGCCCAGGCGAGGCCTGAACGTCGCCGCGCCGAAGCTCACCCGCGCATTGGCGCGGGGTACGGCAGGGTCGCGCTCGATTGTCAGTGCCGCAACCTTCTGGGTCCGCGTCGCCGTTGTCGAGCCGAGCACGAACGGCGTTCCACCGTCATCGCCGATGCGGATGATCGCTCCGTCCACCCCGTGCTGGCCGCAAGAGCATTGTGGATTGCGTTGAATGCCCCGAGCACGGTCAGGAAGGGTGAAGCCGCCGCGGCTGCCGCGTTGGTCGAGGCTACACCCGAAGCATCGTTGCCAGCCCTTGAGACATAGGCGAACGGCGGCGACGTCATCAGGACCGTGTTCTTCAGGAAGTAGCGGGGGCTGAACTCGCGTCCGACCAGCCCGCCGGCCTGCGCGACGATGTTCTCGGCCGACTTGTTCACCGATGCCGCGCCGCCGATCCACGGATAGACTTCGGCGTTGCAGTGATCAGCCGGCAGCGAGGCCCGTAATGTCGAGATCGGCCTGAAAGCAGACGACGGGGTTGCGGTCCCGGCCCGCCCGGAGATGACCGTCGCCGCCACCGTCTGCGACACCGTATTCGTGCCGTCCGTCGCGATGAACTTGACCGCCGCCACCTGCCGCCCGGCCCGCGCATTGCGATGCGCCGCGATCAGCTCGAGGCGGACTCACGTTGCCGACCACAGCGGTGCGGCATGATCCAGTTGGCGACCGGCTTCGGGCTCGCTCGGCCGAGCCGTTGCGACCCCGCTATGGTATCGGTCGAATAGACGTAGTCGGACAAGCGCAATCCGGTCGGCCGTGAGTTGCGCCTGATGGGGGTAAGGCTGACGCACCCGCGCGGTGACGACGAGGTGCTCGGCCCGTCATCGGCGCTGCTCCCGCCGCATCGAAGCCGCTCCGCTGGACCGCGACCCTCACCGGCGAGCATCCGGGCGCGAACGCAGCCGGTGCGTCGGGTAAGTCGGACCAGCCATCCGCCGCAACAGCCGTGATCGCAACTTGGGCGATGGCGATGGCGGCGGCGACGGCGACGGCGGCCTGCGCCGCGACGCGACCCCGGGCAAGGACAGGTCCAGCATCAGTAAAGCGCCACCAGATCCTGCGCAGTCGTGCCGGTCGCCCGCACGAATTGCGCCCGCAGCGGCAGGATCGATCCTGCCGCGAGGTTCTTGAACAGCACGTCGGCTCCGCCGCCGGCGCCGCGCGCCATCAGGTTACCAGCCGTTCCCACGAACAGCGCCTTAGGAATGTCCGCCAGCGCATTCACGTCATGCGGCGTCACCGCCACTGCGCGCGTCGCCGGGCTCGACACGCTGTCCATCACCCCGGAAAATGCATCCGCCATACAGCACCTCAAAAGAAAAGCCGCACCGGTAGCGCCGGCGCGGCGTCAACATCCTCGCCCAGCAGCTTTGCTGCTCGGGGAGGGGGACCACGCAAAGCGTGGCGGCGGGGCAAGCGCCTCGAAGGACCACTTCGAGGCGAGCGCTTAAGCCGAGAACCGCATCACCTTGATCGCTTCCGCGTTCATCACCTGCCCGCCGATCCGCTTGGTCGCGTAGAAGTGGACGAACGGCTTGTGCGTGAACGGATCGCGCAGGATTTGCGTCTCCGCCCGCTCCGCGATCAGATAGCCCGCCCGGAAGTTGCCGAACGCGATCGACAGCGAGTCCGCCGCGATGTCCGGCATGTCCTCCGCTTCCACCACGGGATAGCCGAGCAAAGTGTCGGGCTGTCCGGACACGAGCCCCGGCTGCCACAGGAATGCGCCGTCGGCCGTCTTGAACTTGCGGATGCGCGCGGCCGTGCCTGAGTTCATCACGAACACCGCGCCCTGTCGGTAAGGGGTCTTCAGCGCCTGGACGAGGTCGATCAGCTTGTCCTGCGGATTGCTCGCCGCGAACCCGCCGGCTGCTCCGCTGGTCACGAACTGCAGCGTCCCGAACGGCCGCGTCGCGTCGCCGGCTGCAGAAGTCGGCGCCGCCAGGAACCCGCGCGGCTGGTTGACCCCGTGCCGCCGACGAACGCCGCGCCCTTCGGCCCGCGCGAACTCGGTCGCGATCTCGCTGCGCCAGCCAGCTCTCGACGTCGAACGCGGCATCGTCCAGCATCGCCTGGCTCGCCGCCGGATTGGCGTAAAGCTCGCCGAACGGCGGCGCGATCTCGATGGAAGCCGGCGTGTCGTCTCCGGCCGCGCCCGCCGTCTCGCGACCCAGCCCGACGGCGTGCCGCCCGTCGTCACCAGCTTGCGATACCCAGCCGACCCGACCTTCACCACATTGGCGATCGCCCGGATCGGCGAGATCGCCTCAGCGTCCGCTCGATCGCCGCGTCGATCTCCTCCGGCACCGCATAGCCGCCCGCCGCATCCGACGTGCCCCGCCATCGCCTTCAGCTCCACGCCCGCCTCGAGCCCTTGCGCAGATAGCTCTCACGAAAGCGACCGCTCCGCTTCGACCCCGACTCAAAGCCGGCCGCGCCAGCTGCACCTGCGCATCCATCCGCCCTTTGAGCTGGGCCATCTCCTCGCGAAGCTGCGCCACGTCATCATCCTGCCGCCCCAGCGCCTCGAACGACGCCTCCAGCGGATCCGCTTTCACTTCATACATATTCGTCTCCTCATGTTGTTCAGACACACGTATTCGTCATCCCGGCCTCGGCCCGGGATCCAGCTTCTTCACTTCTTGATTTCTTCAGCTAATCGCCCGCCACCGCATGCACCCGCGCCTTGGGCTGCATCGGAAACGTCACCAGGCTCACCTCGACCAGTTCCAGATCGGTAAGCTCCCGGGGCTTCTCTCCCCGCGCCTCCCGCACCCGATAGCCAAAGCTGAGGCCGGACACCGCCCCATCCTTCAGCAAAGCCGCCGCCTCCTTTCCCGCCGCGCCTTCCGAAAGCCGAGCGATCACCCGGAGCCCCCGCTCATCCTCGCGCAGATATTCGATCCGCCCGATCGGCCGCCCCGCCTCATGCTGCCACAGCAAGGGCACCGCAGCGCCCCGCTTCATGCGCCGCCGAACGCACCCGCCCGCACCACGTCGCCGCCCCGTCACTCGGATGCGCAAACACCGCCGCATAGCCCGCGAAACGGACCTCACTTCGCCACCAGCTCGGTCAGCCCGAGCCGTCACCGCCATGGCCGACCAGCAAGCCGCCAGCCCGATCCGCACCACCAGGTCACCACCGGCCCGCCAGGCCGAGCGCTTGGCGTCCCGCCACGCCTGCAGCAGCTCGCGCAGCTCATCCATGTCGCGCCGCGCGCCGGGCATCCGTCAGCCCCGAGCGCGCCCAGCGCCCGCTCCGCCCCCGCCTCGCTCGCCTCCTCGATCAGCGCCCGCAAGGTCACGGTCCACGCCCTGTCCTCCGCCACGCCAGCATCCGCGACATCCCGCTATCTGCCGCATCTCCTCATTCCCCTCTCCGTCAGAGAGGGAGGGCCCAAGCGTCGGCGAGCTGTCTCGTCCGCGCATGAGGACATCCCGGCGACCCCACACTCCGCTTCTCCCACGCGAGGAAATCCGCCGCCACCTGCGCCCACAACGCTCGCGATCTCCGCCAGCGCCGTCACCTGATCGACATCGACCGCAGCCGCAGCCCCCGGCCACCACGCAGCCAGCCCGCGCGATCCCGCCGAGGATCCGCTCCGCCATCGGCAGCACGTCAGCCGACCACAGCGCCCGGTTCGCCTCGGTAATTGGCGTAGTCGAATCCCCGGCAGCCCGAGCAGCATCGGCGCACCCCGAAAGGCGAGCGCGAGTCCCCGCGCTGCCGCCGCTTTGAGCTCGACGAAGTTCATCTCCGCCGGCGACAGGACAAGTGCCTGCCAGCGCACTGCCGCCTTCAAGAGCATCGGCCGCCCGGCATTGCGCGCGCCCTGCAGCTCGCCTCCATCTCCGCCTTCAGCCGCTCATACTGATCGGCCGAAAGCACCGCCCCGTCCTTGGGCTCGTAGCGACCCGATAGGCGGCCGGACGAGACGCCGTCCCGCATTGTGGATATCGCCACCGCGCCCGCCGCCGCGCCCAGGCATCCCAGCCCAGTAATGATCGTCGAGCGGATGCAGCGCGCGCAGATGCACCCAGCCCGGCCGCCCAGCGCCATCACGCGCCGGCACCCGCATCCGGGCCTCGCCGACCTTGTACAGGTACGCCGCCGGCCATCCGCTCGCATCCGCCTCCACGCTCACCCGCTCGGGCCCGCAGCGCGAACAGCTGCGCCGGCGCCCCCTCCCGGCCTGCAGCACCTGCACGAACGCATTGCCATGAAGCAGCAGCTGCGCAGCGATCGTCTCCAGCAAGCCGGCCCCAAAATCCTCCCCATGCAGGCGAGGGGAGGGGGACCGCGCGGAGCGCGGTGGAGGGGCCGGGGCCTCAGCGCCGGAGACGCGTCTCCGAATAAACGCTCACGAAGCCACCGCCTCCGCCACCAGCCGCACCGCCCGCTGCGCCACCGGATTGGCGAGAAACGCCTCCCGCACCTGCGCCTCGTAACTGCGCGGCCAGCACGCCTCCCGCCGCCCGCTCCACAGGCAAAGCTCGCGCAACAAGGCCGGCAGGGGCGCCGCCCAGCCTTTCGTCCCCACCAAAGCATCGAAATCCGCCGCGAGCCCAAGCCCGCCTGAGGCGACCGATGCCGCCCCGCAAAAAACAAAGCCCGGGTCTCGCCCCGCGGCTCCGAATCACTTACACTTTTCCAGCTGCTTATGTACCCAAACAGCGTGACGCCTGTCAAGCACTTCACCGATCTGTTTATATTACAAAAGGCTGTCGCGGTCCTTTCCCTCACGTCACCGCCGACTTGATCCGGGGTCAACCTTTTTTCGTCACGCACTCAGAAGGTTGGCCGCCGGGTCGAGCCCGACATGACAAACGGGTGCAATTCAAGCCAATGGCTCTAAGCGGGGCCATCAGAAGCAGGAAGCGCATGACAACAAGCTGTTCTACGGCGACAATCTCGACGTGCTGCGCGAGCATGTGCCGGATGCCAGCGTCGATCTCGTCTCTCTTGATCCCCCGTTCAATTCGAACGCCAATTACAACATCCTCTTCAAGTCACAGACCGGCGACGGCTCCGACGCGCAGATGAGGCGTTCGAGACACCTGGCACTGAACGACAAGGCGTAGATGCCTTCGATCAGGTCGCGCGCCGGCAGCACCGGCGCTCCGAGCTCTCGACGCCATGCGCGGCTTCCCGGCGACACGACATGATGGCCTATCTCGCCATGATGGCGATCCGCCTGATCGAGCTCCATCGCGTGCTCAAGCCGACCGGCAGCCTGTACGCACTGCGATCCGACGCGTCGCACTATCTGCAAAGCTGCTGCTGGCATGGGTGTTTGTTTGGGGCCGAAAAACCCGAAGCGACGACTCAGCGGCGTCGCTCGTCGGCCCACAATGACGGAAAGCAGGGGCGCGGCTCCCGCAGATATTCGCGACGTCAAATGTTTCTGTCACACAGTCTGCGAGTGGAACGTGGAACTGGCTTTTACGGACTCATCATCAAGCTATGTCGATTCGGCGCACCGCCTCATCGACATCACTGATGGTCGTAAGTACCGGCTGACAATCTACGGGCGGCAAGCCAGCGGCGGCAACGTGCGCTCCTCGACCGGTCAGAGACCTGAGCAGTGATGGGAAGCTGACCTCGACTGCGTATGGACTATCCGGACAGTCTCTAGCAAGGCTGGGAGGACCGCCAATGTTCCGCCGTACAATCGCCTTTTTCGCGTACTCAAGGGAAAAACATGCGCCGCGTTCGCGGAATGGAAGATCGGCTTGCTTATCTCGAGCAGCGGAATGCTGAGTACAGCGATACCTGATGAGACGCAGCGTGCCGCTCCTGAACGATTGGACACGACATCTTCCATGTGTGAGTCGGAGCTCGAGACGCTCGGCTTACCCAGCCCAGAAGCCCCATCGCCTTGCGCGTACGCATGCAGCGCCGCCTCAGTACCCACGCGAAGGCGAGTCGTGCTCGACCCATATTGCGGCTGTGGCACCGCGTCCTGCCGTCGCAGACGCTCGGCGCAGTGGATACGTCCTTCGGCAATCGACATCACTCACCTTGCCATCAAGCGCATGCGAAGCGCCTCAAGAACACTTTCCCGGCATCGCTTGGACGTGATCGGCAGCCCAGGATCTCGCCTCCGCCGAGGAACCTTGCCGCGCGCGCACAAATACCAGTCCAATGGTGGGCGGTGTCGATGGTCGTGCGTCTCCCCTTCGGCGGCAAGAGAAGGGCGCGGACGCGGCATCGACGGCATCATCTCTTCAAGCCCGACGCCAAGCGCACCGCAAGCGCTCGTCTCCGTCAGGGCGGCGCAATGTCGGCGTCCAGATGATCCGCGATCTCCACTCCGCAATGAGCGCGAAAAGCCCCATCGCGTGTTCATAACCAGGCGCTCCCCACCAGCGTCATGGAACGCGAAGCCGCCGCCGTCGGCCGCTTCGAGGACGGCTTCGGCCGCACCTACCCCCGCCTCCAGATCATCACTCTGGCCGAACTCTTCGCCGGCAAGAAACCCGCCATCCCCTTCGTCGACCCCGCCAGCGTCAAACGCGCCAAGCGAGAGGAAACGGGGCGCCAGGACCGGTTGATCTGA